AAAACCTTGATTTTTATATTGGATTGTCATGTTAAGAAATAATTAAATGCGTCTTGTTCGTTTTTTAAATCTTGTTGAAAAGAAAAATTAAGTTGTTGTTTCATTGTATTCAAAGACTCCATAATCTGTCTTTGATTATCAACGTCATAATCTTCTTTTGGTTCAGGTATGTAATTAGTAATTTTGGCCATTACTCCTCACCGTATTCCATATCACCAGCCATAGCTCCAGGTGATGAACTATAATCTCTGCCACCACTTGCAGCTGCTTCCGATGCAGCTTCACGGCTACCGAATCCTCCATAACCTGTTTGACTAGATGCTTTTATACTGTCAATCATACCTCCAGTATCAACATCTCCCATACCAGCTTGTTTCATAAGTGTATCTAAATTTTTCTGACTATAATTTTTACCAGCCGCAGCTCTTCGCATTAAATTAGATATTCGGTTAGTATTTCTTCTGTATGCTCTCATAGGATCTGAATAATATCCACCTAAAGCATTCATTTGATTTAATTGTTCTGGTGTATATCCATAAACACCCATACCTGCAGGTCTATAGTTTGGAGAGTCTCTAAAGTTTAATAAAGAACCTAAGGCATCAATACCTGCTCTAACAGGTGAAACGTTTTGTAAAAACTCAAATAATTTAGCAATACCTGATTTTTCTTTTTGATCTGGTAAAAATTCTTGCTCACTATCATCTTTTTCATACATAGGTAAATTATCCATATCAAATTTTGGTAAATTAATATTCTTCATGATACCTGTTTGAGAATTTGTAGGAAATATACTTTGAATAGATTTAGGCTCAAATGATGTTTGATTAGGTATAGTAGAACTAAACTCATTAAAAAGTTTTTCTCCAACGCTAAAAGGTAAATTACTACTTGTGCTCACAGGTACAACTGAAATTGTACCATCAGGATTTGCTACAGTTTGAAAACCAGGAGAGTTAGATACAGTATTTATTTTATCTGGTTCTGCTGCGCCTGCTGAACTAAAAATACTAAATATACCTTTTTCAGGAACTTGCTGTTCTGCTTCATAAACAGCTTGCATTTTGTTATACTCTGGTTGAGAACTTAAAAACAAATTTTCTTGACCAGGTTTATATCGTTTACTAAATTGCTGGTCATAATACATTTGTCCCATAGGACTTAGTTGACCATATAAATTCTTTGCACTTATTTCAGCCATTATCTTCTTCCATCTGGTTGTGCGTCTAATCTTAGTGTGCCATATCTCCATGACTCACCAACTGCAGTGTTAGCTATTTGTACAGAAACTAATCTGCCTCTAGCTCTTGTATCTACCTTATCAGTTGTAGATGTTATTGTAAAGGGTCCAAGTGGTGAGCTAACAGCTACATCATCTGGATAACTACTTACAAATAAAGTTACTTGAGCATTACCTGTTTGATATTTAAAATCAGGTATAAATCGTTTGACTGACATAAAAAATTCTCCATCACCTCTATAGTCAGCAACTCCTGTTGCCTGACCCAAGGCGCTTCGTCTAGAGGTAATATCCCAATCTCCAGATCTAATAAAAGCATCTATAGAAGTTGTGCCTGAAGTGTTGACTTGATCAGTACCTACTTCATGAGCATAGTATATACTAGCTCCATATAAATTTGTAATTCCTAATATTTGTGAAAATACAGGTGTGTCTGTTTGTACATAATCAGTAGCATAAGGAGCATTAAAAACACCTTGATCTTGATAAGTGCTTCTATCTAATGATGAAGTCGTCCAAACATTTTCTTGATAATTATAAGTCACACATCTATCAATCTGTAAAGATCCTGCTTTAGGATAAAACCAATTTATTTCTGTATATAAAGAATTAGGTGAAGAATAAACAATATCATTTGAAGATAAATTAATTCCTAAATTATCTCCATCTGTGTTAAATACAAAATCTTCTACAAGTGATGGTAATGATTTAACTGTACCATCGTATACAAAAAACCCACCCTCTGCTGACATCCACCATACAGCACCATTTGCATAAGACATTGCGTGTTGACCTACACATCCACAATTAGTACCAACTTGTCTAACAGAAAAAATAAAAGGTGGACCCACAAATTGAATTACATAAGCTGCAAGATCAGTCGTTACAAAAATATAATCTTTACCTTGTATAGCACCTCTAATCTCATTACCGGTATCTAATCTAAAAGTACCTGCTGTGTTAGTTGCTGTTGGTGCATAAGTATTTAAATCTTCTTGGTTAGAAAATCTAACAAACATAGGATCTTGTGTTGTTGAATCACCAATGGTTGTTTCTGTACCTAAATGAAATAAATGTCGATCTCTGTCTGATACAACCGAAATTCTTGTAGCTGTTGGATTGTTCGTAGTATTAAAATTAGTTGTTGATTGTGAGGCTCTAATTGTTCTAGCATTTGTAGCACCTGCATCCCATGTAAAAGTTTTACCATTAAAAACAGTTGCAACCAATACTTCACCAAAATTATCAAGACTCCAGTTTCCTGCATCCAGAGTCACATTACTTGTAGCTCTTTCAGTGCCCCATGTACTATCTGACCATAAATAAGTTCCCCATCCATACCCGAAAGTTTGTGATACAGGTCCTACTTCAACATAAGGATTAACTGTGGCTGCTCCTGCTGCAGTCATACCTGAACCACCTTCAGCTCTAGAAGCTTGAATAGTAAAACTATTTGTAGCCACTGTTAAAATCTCATAAGCTTGTTGTAAAATAGCTGGAGTAAAATCAGAATCTCCTGTAACAGTTACTGAAGATAAAGTTATATATCTTCCCACTGCTAAGTTGTGTGAAGTTTTATTAACAGTTACAGTGGCAGAGCCATTAACAGTTGTTAAAGTACAGCCGGTAATAGCTGTGTCCAAAGGAGTAATGTCAAAAAATGCATCTCCATAATATAGAAATAAACCTTGAGAAGTACCTATAGCTACGTATCTCTCTCCAACAAAAGAGGTAAAAGAGTGTTGTCTTCTAGCTACTCCAGGCAATGTTTCATTAGTACTTTGTGCCCAACCACCTATTTTTTCAGGTAGTCCATATCTAAATCTTACAAAATCTCCATCAGTCCACTGACCTTCGGCACCAGATTCCGTATCTTGTTTGTTAAACCCAGGTTTAAAATTTAATTTTTGTAGCATGATACCTCATTATATAGGCTTTTTACTTTTTTGACAGTAATATATTCCACTCTAGTTTATCTAGCAAATCCTGTAAATAGACTTTTTGTAGTTTTTTTTCTTTTAAATAAAGGTGAAGTTCTTCTATATCAATTATAATCCAATACTTTTGATCTTCAAATACTATTTTATCAGCATTGCTTAAGATATTACCTTTTTTAGCTTTTTCATTATTAGGTAAGTTAATCATGCCTCCTACGTCAAATTTAAAATTTTGATTTGATTTATTTTTTAATCTTCCCTTAACATGCCATGATGTTGGTTTGTCAGGATAACTAATATCTTCTAAACATTCCTTAGAAAACTTTTCAACTTTACTTAAAGACATACCATCCAGTGATAATATATTTGTCTTCTTTCACTGCTTTTATACCTCTATGTGTGAAGGTCCATTCACTTGGCCATATAACTGTCAAACCTTTTTCAGGCTTTACTTTTAATTTTTGATAATACCACTCTGTCTCTCCACCTTTTTTAACATCATTTAAATATGTCATAAAAACTAAATGCCTAGCACTTACTTTTATATCTGCTTTCTCACAATGCCAACCAAAATAAGCTTGTGATGGTTTATATTTTTGAATATTAAAACAAGGATTTAATCCAAAAAATCCATATTTATCACAAAACTTGTATTTCTTTTTATACATTTCAAGGCATTTACCTAATTCTTTAAAGTAAGAATTTAGAATTTTATATTGTGCAACATCATTTATACCTAAACTAAGGTCTGTACTATCTTTCTTTGTTTTATCTATTATCTGATCACCTTGAACTCCTACTATTTTATTATTAGATTCATCAAAAAAATTTATTAAATCATTACAGATTGAAGAATTAGACATATAATAACCTTCAATAAAATTATTGTTTTTATTTAACTTGTGTTGTTTCATCGTTTAAAAAAAACAGGCACACCTAGTATAGGTCTTCTATCTAAATAGTTTTCTTTAGCTATTTTAGAATTTGCTTTATTATAATGTAGAAATACTTGACCACAGTTCTTACCTTTAAATTCTTCACGCCAATGTTCTAAGTCACAACCTGAATAGATTAACATGTCTCCAGGTTCTAAATCAATTTTAATACCAGCTCTTTTAGTATTTCCAGTTGGATCAAGATATATTGGCCAAGACTCGCCACCTAGATTTAATGTAGTGGATATTTCGCATGAATATCTATCTTTGTGTCTAGCTAAAATATCTCCATGTTTATAGATTCTTGCATAAGAATAAGTTTCGGATAATTTTATACCAGTATGTTTTTCCATAATAGGCTTTACTTCTTCTAATAAAGTTTCCATTGCAATGTCACTATAATGGGAATAAGTATTTGGTACTTGTTCATCATGCCATATTCCAAAGTATTCTGTAAAAGGTGAAATATATTTTTTATCAAATAAAAATTTTGCAACCTTTCTTTTATTTAAAAAATATTTATATATAAAATCTGCTAGTTCAGCAGATATTACTTTTTTTATTACTGTATATTTATTTTGTTTAAATGACATTTGTCTCCTTTATTTAAATGGGTACCCTAAATTCCAGATAACCAAACTATTTCTTTCACCACTTTTTACAGGACATACTCTATGCCACACAAAAGAAGGAAAAACAACTAAAGATCCTTTAGGTAATATTTCTTTGCATTTACGTATATTAGCTTTTTTATTAGGCATATTGTTTCTAAAATCAAATTCTAATTCTCCACCCTTATAATCTTTTGGATCAGATAAAGATACTG